TGGTCAAGTAAGAGGCTTTAATCCTGGTGGTTTGCAACCAGCTGCTCAACAAACACAAGATCAAATTTATGCAGCAGGTCAGCAAGCTCAACAAGCTGCATATGTAGGTGCTCCTCTAGGGTTTTCTATTTTCCCTACTCAAGCTCAACTTGATGCAGGTCAAACTACACCTTCTTATGCAACTGCACAACAACCAGCTTTTGAACCTGTAAACTTAATTCACCCAGAAACTTTTGTTAAGGTTGTTGCTACCACTCAAGAAATGTACGACCAGTACCTAGAGCAAGGTTATGTTTTAGATGATGGATCTATAGCACCTGCAGGAACACAAACAGCTCCTGATGATGGTGGCTCAACACCTCCACCTACTGGAGACTCTAAACCTGCTTATGAAGATTGGCTAAACTCTGCAGACTTTAACAGTGAAGCAGGTATCGAAAAGTTTGTTGCAAGTATTGAGTATGACCCATCTAAGTCTAACTTAGATATGCAAACACTTGGTGCTACTGTACTGGCTGGACCTATGGCTGGTCTTGCTACAGCTGCAGGTGGAGCATTAAGAGGTGGTGGGCTACAGGCAATTTCTGATATGCGTGCTGCATCACTTATTGCTAAAGCACAAGGACTTGATGAACTTGCTGGTAAGATTGATGCACAGGTTGCAGATATTATTAAGGATGGTCCAGATATCCTAGACTTCTTAGATGATGTATTTGCCACAGGTAAACAAAAAGCTAATGCTTTTGCTAAAAAGAATGGTTACAGCAGTATAGACGATATGTTAAAAGTACCTACTGCAAGACAAGCTCAAATTAAAACAGCAGCTACTACACCTAAATTTGACCCTACCAAACCTAAGCCTAAACCTTCTACTTATGATGATGGTAAACCTACATTTGCAGGTGAAAGTTTGTCAGATGTGGTAAGTGCTGCAAACGAAGCAGCGGGTGATGATGGGCAAGTTAGCTCTACAATTACTGATGCTGGTACAGCAGAGCAAAAAGTTTCTGGTGGAACACAAGCAGAGCAAGACTACCTTACATCTGCAGCAGCAGGTAATAAAGGTGGTTTAATGAATAAAGCTGCATTGAAAAAGAAGGCAAAACGCCAATACAAAAAAGGCGGACTGGCAAATAAAAAATAAGGCTACCCAGCTACGGCTGGCCCCAATATAAGGAGAATATAATGCCTGAACTAGCAGAAGTAGAAACACCAAAGACAGCAGGATTTGTTGATCGAGGTTATAACTACGAAAGAAAACGTAAGCGTATTGAAGAGGAAGAAGAGGAGATCAAACGACTTGAAGCCGAACAGCGTGGAGAACTTGAAGCAGAAGACAACAACCAGTCAGAAGAAGAAAGTGCCAAAGCGGAAGAGGCCGATTCAGAAGTTGAAGAAGCAACGTTATCTCCAGAAGAAAGAAGCTTCAAAAAACGTTATGGCGATCTAAGACGCCACATGCAAGAAAAAGAAAAGGAGTGGAACGAAAAGTTCGAAGCCTTTGAAAAACGCATGAAAAAGGAAGCTATTGCTCCGCCCAAGTCTGATGAAGATATCGAAGAGTGGGCAAAGCAATACCCTGATGTAGCAGGTATCGTAGAAACTATTGCTGCTAAGAAAGCTCAAGAAATGTTTAGCAAAGCAGATGCTAGACTAAAAGAGTTAGACCAGGCACAATCAGAAGCACAGCGAGTAAAAGCAGAGAATGCTATTCGTAAGTCTCATGAAGACTTTGATGATCTTCGAGCTTCTGATGAGTTTCATGATTGGGCTAATGAACAGCCTAAGTGGGTACAAGATGCACTGTACGAAAACTCAGATGACCCTGCGTCAGTAGTACGTGTTATTGATTTGTACAAAGTAGATAAAGGCCTTACCAAGACTGCTAAGAAAGCTAAGGCCAAAGATGCAGCTTCTACAGTTACTCGTCGCAGTAAGACAGATGTAGATGTAGATGATGCAAGTGATGTAATTCGTGAATCAGATGTAGCTAAAATGTCTGCACAAGAGTTTGAAGCTAAAGCTGAGGATATCAACAAAGCTATCCGTTCGGGTAAATTTGTTTACGATATGTCTGGTAATGCCAGATAAAAAGCTGTTGACAACTAGTAAATCAACAGTATAACTATAGGCACAGAGACAAAAGCCTCTTTATGACTACCTTTTGTCTCAACCTAATTTTCATATAAAAGTCTAAAACTAAAAAGAACTACCTGTTCAAGTATAGGCCCAGACAGTATACGGTAGCGCAACTGTGTACTAACTGCACCCTAGAAAACGTTCAGCCTCTTTAAGGTGTTTAGCTTGTTAAGCCAAATATCAGGAGGATTTTATCATGGCTTTTGCAGTAGCGTCAGGTTACACTAACCTGCCAAACGGGAACTTCTCTCCCGTAATTTATTCCAAAAAAGTACAGCTTGCTTTCCGCAAGTCTACTGTTGTTGGAGATATCACAAACTCTGATTATTTCGGTGAGATTGCCAACCAAGGTGATACCGTTAAAATCATTAAAGAACCTGAGATTTCAGTTTCAGCATATGCTCGTGGCACAACTATTGCTGCGCAGGATTTGCAGGATGACGATTTCTCTCTAGTCGTTGACAAGGCAAACTACTTCGCCTTCAAGATGGACGATATCGAAGAAGCGCACTCACACGTAAACTTCATGGACCTTGCGACCAACCGTGCGGCATACCGCTTGGCTGACCAGCATGACCAAGAAGTTTTGGGTTACCTATCAGGTTACTCACAATCTGCATTGCACGGTGCTGCAGACACAGTTAACACAACTGTAAACGGTACTAAAGCAAACACATCTGCAGGTTCTGATGAACTTCTAGCAGCTAACAAGTTGGATATGTCAGACTTTGGCAACATCACAACTACACCATCTGCTGGTACAACAGGTGACTCTATTCCTGTTGGTGCTCGTCTACCAGGTGCAACAGCACTACCAACAGCGTACGTATCACCAACTATGATGATCGCACGTATGGGCCGTTTGTTGGACGTTCAAAGCGTTGACAAAGCAGGTCGTTGGATTGTAATCTCACCTGAGATGATGGAAGTATTGATGGACGAAGATTCACGTCTATTGAATGCTGACTTCGGTGATGCAGGTGGACTACGTAACGGTCTAGTTCTAAACAACTGGAATGGTTTCCGTGTATACGTTTCAAACAACCTACCATCAGTCGGTACTGGCCCAGGTACAACAGGTACTACAGCACAGGACGACAACTATGGTGTGATTGTTGCTGGTCATGACTCAGCGGTTGCAACTGCCGAGCAGATCAACAAAACTGAAACATACCGTGATCCAGATTCATTTGCGGACATCGTTCGTGGTATGCACCTATATGGTCGTAAGATTCTACGTCCAGAAGCTCTTGTAACAGCACGTTACAACCTAGCTTAATAAGTACTACCTTGGGGGCAGGTTTAGGCTTGCCCCCTTTAGGCTACCCAAAGGATTCTTTTAATGGCTACATACGTTGCTCTAACGAATGAACTGCTAAGACGTTTAAATGAAGTCACACTAGACGTTGCTGGTGATGGCTTTGATACTGTACGTAACGTACAGGCCTTAGCTAAAGATGCCATAAACAACGCAATTAGAAATATTATTCAGACTGGCCAAGAGTGGCCTTTCTTAAAAACTACCTATACTCAAACGTTGGTTGCAGGTACACGAGAGTACAACTTCCCCTCAGACTACTCTAGTGCAGACTGGGAAACTTTCTATCTTAAGAAATTATCTTCTATAGATAATAGCCCAATGCACCTCCCAACTATTAGCTATGATGAGTATATACAGAAATACAGACAGCTAGATGATACTGGAGATGCTGCAGGTATTTCAGCACCTAATCTTATTTATCAAACAAATGAAAGTAAGTTTGGTGTAACTCCCATTCCCAATGCAGCTTATGAAATTGAATATGTGTACTGGTCTTATCCAGTAGACTTAGCTCTTTATGATGATATTGCCGTAATTCCAGACAGATTTAAACATGTAGTTATTGATGGTGCTATGATGTATATGATGCGTTTTAGATCTAATGATCAGAGTGCAGCTATTCATCAACAAAACTTTGAGAATGGTATTAAGTCAATGAGAAGGGTTCTGATTGATGAACCTCTTACAGTTAGATCTACAGTACTTAATAAAGGCAAGGGAACAAATAGTATCATTGGCAGTGTGGCGTAATGGCTGAAAACCTAGCATCATTCAAAGTATTCTGCCAAGGCGGTCTTAACACTAGTCGTGATGTGTTGTCACAAGGTGAGACTTCCCCTGGTTCAGCTATTGGTTTAATTAACTATGAACCTGCT